CTGTCTGGGATCGCTGGACCTGCGCCTCGGCATTGGCTGCCCGCTCAAGGGCACCCTGCCAGAGCCAGGTCATGCCTCCGATGCCGGCAATCAACGCAGCGATAACGCCAGCAAAGAGCTTCGCGCCTTTAGCGTAGCGAAGGACGCCCAGCACTTCTTGCCTTTCGCCTTATCTGCATGACGCCGTAGCTAAGGGCGGGCAGGCCGTATACCGCGGCAAGCGCCGTCGCTGTTCCCGGCGGGATCTCGGGCGGGTCGTCGCCAAACACTCGCCATGTCACCCAGGTCACAAGCGTGACGGCATGCAGTGTCAGCACGCCAGCCGCAATGAGCTTGAGTGCTTCTTTTTTATCGCTCATAAAAGGCACGCACATCGAAGCAGGGACATTCCTTGCCAGGATCTAAATCACGATGCCCGCAAATGTCGAGGTATCCGAATTCATCCTGCAGCTCCGCCAGCAACTCACCCAGGGCATCCCATTGCCAAGCAGTGAAATTGCAATCTGCACTTGATTGATCCTCAGCCATGCCGCCGACCAAACAGATGCCGATTGAGTCGCGATTGTGCCCGCGAACATGCGCCCCTGGCCGCTCAATAGGGCGACCTTTTTCTATGGCGCCGCTGCGCCGAATAACGAAATGGTAGCCGATATCGCTCCACCCGTTTTCACCCACATGCCACTCCGTAATCGTATCTGCGCCGATATCCATTGACGGCGGGGTGTAGGCGCAATGCACCACAAGTTTATTGATCGCTCTCACTTGTCCGCTTTCCAGTCGATTTTATCAAGGATCTGACGGATTAGCGCTTTAAGCTCTACCATATCCGCGCGGTGATCGTCTCGACGCATATAGGTTTCGGACGCGTGCGAGGTATTGGTAATAATCTGACTTTCGATCTTCGTAATTTCGCCTTGCAGCCGCTCCTCAGCGGCCAGCCGCGCGTCGGACTCGGCCTGGATTGAGTCTTTGATCGACTGCATCGCCTGCCAGAGCAAAAACGCACTGCCACAAAGCAGCAGATTAACCGCGCCAGCAATCACCATAACGGCCGTTTCAAGCATCTCGGCAACCCGGCGATATTGTCACAACGTAATCGCCGTCGAATCCGCGGAAGGCGAATGTCGCGGAATTTCCGGTGCCACCCAGGCCGCAGACGTAGACGCGATTGACCGGGCCATCATCATGAATGACACACCTCGCCTCCCCTTGCAGGCAAGCTAACAAGGCGGCGGCAAATATGGCGTTCACTTATTCCTCCGTGGCGCGGTCCTGCATTGCTTTCGCAATAGTAAAAATCTGGTCAGTAGGCAGGTCGGGCAGCAAAACGCGCTCACTGACGTACTCAACGCCGTGGCGCTTAGCAAGCACTCCCCAGCACTCGTCTGCTGCCTCTGGGGAGATATTTTCCACCAGCCGAGCGTTAATAATCGCCCGGCGGCTTTCGATGAGAGCGCGCTCAATGTCGTGCCGCAGCTCAGCTGCTTGGTGCCGCGTCTCAAGCCGTCGACATTTGACTGTGACGACGCTCAAGCGGCTTGCACCATTTCGGGGGTAAGCCTCACCCGGCCGACCTCGCCGTAATCACGGTGGTAGGTGATGACCTGGGCGCTGCGCTGAGCACTGTAGCCATGCCGGCTTGCATAAGCGTCCTGAGCGGCAAGCGTTTCGTGCTGCTCGATATTCATCAGGCTTGATGATTCCGCTGTTTTGTGGTGCAAGTGCCCGACGTGGCCATAACTGTATTTTGTCCGGCCATAAATGGGCCGGAATTTTGAAATAAACGCCTTCTCGACCTCGGACATTTTTTTGAGATGCCCATGGTGAAAGTAAAGGCTTGTGTCCCCATGCTCGACGCAATAGTAGGGGTCGGCACTGATGTCGACGCTCACCCGCTCGTCGGTCTCGTAATGCGCCGCCAGCCACTCGCGCATGTAGGCGCTTGTAGCAAGATCGTGATTGCCTTCAGCGTAGATAACATGGATCTGTTCAAAGCGCTGAGAAAGCATGTCGATGATCCGTCTCATCACCCGAATGACGGTTCGGGCCAGCAGCTGCAATCGAGTATCACTATCTAGGACGTGGCCGTGCGATGGCGTGACCGCTTCGAGGGAATCGTAGTGGCAAGTGTCCCCAAGCATCGCCAGGACGACTTTTTTCGCTGGCGGCGCCGATGCAATGGCCTCAGAGAACCAGCCAATCAGGGTCTCCTCGGCGATTTGAATATCCCAATCATCGCCCCGGGTTTCTTCGCCCCAAGATAGCGACCCAAAGTGGTAGTCGGTCACCACAAAGCACGACAGCAGATTGGCATTAACGGTTTTCGGGCGGGTTTTTAGCGGTGTTCGCGGGATCTTGTCTTTGAACCCTTCAAACGCGCCTTTAAGCGCCTCTCTGACCGCGTCCTCATCTCGACTCGTTTTTATCCATTCGAGCTTCGCCTCGCCGGTTTCTGCATCGTAAAGCGTAGACCGGCCTTTGACAATTTCATCCGGCGATGCCTGGAACATCGTCTCTAACGTGTTCCCTTCTTGTATTCGCTTTAGCCGCCGCTGGTATCCGCGGAAGTCCATGCCAAGCAAAGCGGCCGCACCCCTTTGAGTGCCGGCGTTGTCCAATGCAGAAATAATCTGATCGTCCGTGAAACGTCTAACAGCCATAAAAAAACTCCAGCCCGTTACCGGACTAGAGCCTCATTTGGGGTGCAGTTTCCCAACCTATTTACCGTTATACTAGATATATTTTTGAAGTCAAGAAATTTGATGCAAATCATCGACTAACATCTCAATCCGGTATTCAATAACATCGGGCTCGTCGTGACTCCAATCGGGAAAATCTTCTCCATAAACTTTACGATACGAATCAGCCAGCCAATCGCTTTTTAACACCCTCCAAAGGTCTGGCCGGGTAGATTTCAATTCCAAGGCGCGTTTTTCTTGCTGAATGGCAAGCCTCTCAGCATGCTCCCGGCGNCGACGCTCACGAAAACGGCGCTGGCGTTCACGCTGTAGGCGACGATGATGGCTCATAAATCTCTGACTCCACCCTGTTGTGCATCCGAGCAATCATGTCGTCCATGATCTCGCGGCTCACGCGGTAATAGCGGCGCAGCGATGGCACGTCTTTTTTTTGTGCGTAGATCAAAATGGCCAGTCGTTTGTCTCGCGGAGGCACCCGGTTTAGCGCCGCCTCCACCGCCTCAATTTCCGCGGGCACCGGCTCACTGTCTTTTTTGGTCGGCGCACTAGCCGCCGGCCCCTCGACGATGCAGCGATGCAGCACCGTTCGCCGGGGGTAGCCCAGGCCGAAGTCTGCCGCCGTCTGCATATATCTCCCCCACCTCTCAAGACGCTGTTCTATACTCATCCAATATCTCCCGNGTGTAGTCACAGAAAGCCTCTAAACTTAATGCGGCTCGGTGATAATNAGGCGCTCCGGGGCGGCCTGTTAGCGAGTGCAGCGGGACAACAACGGTCCAGGGTTGACGTGATTGTCGGTAGGCGAGCGCGGGCCAAGCGTCTCCTGCCTGGTCACAGGCTTGCTCCCACCAGGCGGGGATGCAAAGCCTCTCTTGCCGCTTGACCTCGATGGCCCACGGCCCGACTCCGAGCAAATCCGCTCCACCGGATCGGGTCTGCTCTAAATTACGTCGGCACTCGATGTTGAGATATTCGCCAATCAATTTTGCGAACTCCCTCTCGCCTGCCGCGCCTTTTGTCCGCTGGCTTTTCCCCATCACGCAGCGCAGTTGTTCAGGTTCATAAGCGCGGATCTCACATGATGGGGGTGATTTTTGACCTGCTCCCTAAAAGGCTCAATTTCAAGGCCAAGCAGCTCCGCACACCACCGCGCACTAAACTCATGCGTGTCTTCCGAGAAAAGCCACTCCAGCGCTTCTTGCCTTACCTGCGGGGTGCATTTAGCGCTTTTTGCGTTAGAGTCTTTTCGCACACAGTCCATGAGGGAAAGCTGTAGTAGCGTAGCGACTAGGCGATACTCCGGCATATCAGCGAGAGCGTGATCGGCATCCGGGAGTATCAATAGGGTTTCATCATCCATAATTTACTAACTCCATTTCACGCCAGATTTCATTGGTTTCTGCCATGGCCCGCACCATGCACTCGTAAAGCTCCGTTTGGCTGACTTTTGGAAGCGCCCTTTTATCAATCGCGTCATGGCAGCCAGAGCAAGCAATGACCGCGTGACTATCGCTGACTTTGGTACCCGTGCCCCGACTTCCATGAGGCAGGTGGCAAAGGACGCTTGTTTGGGGGTCGCCATTGCAATGCCCGGGGATTCGGAGAGTGCAATCGCAGCCTCGCGCTGACTCCCGCAATTTCTTGCTTCGCACTGGGCTCGACTTGCGAATCATGCCGCCTCCCGATTTTCTGCAATGACCGCCTCGCTTTCTGCGGACCAGATCACACCCCATTCACTGCCGTATGCGTAAATCAACTCGATGAGTTCAGAGAGCTCCGCCTTTTTCATCCGGCTGGTTCGCATGCCCAGCAGCACCACCCCGCCGTCTAGCCCTTGGGCCATTCGGGTTTCTCTTCTGAGTGCTGCGGTAAAAACATCTTTCCAATCCTCAGGCTCCGCCATGATCGACTCGCCGTTAACTACTAGCGGACGCTGCCTGGCAACATCTCGCAGCAGCGCCCACATCTTCCGGTTCTGCTCTGTACTGCGCGTCGGACGGGTCAAAACCAGCAGCACGTCGCCGCCCTTCAGCGCCTTTCTCACCATGTCCCCGGCCCAGGTGAGGGCTCTAAAAGTGTCAGTCTCGGATCGAATTATTTGAGACACCTGGCTCACGGCTCCCTCCGGGCCGACTCGGCCGCCAGCGCGGAGTAAGCAATATCGTCGATATAGTCGTCCTCGCGGGACGCGCCCTGCGCGCCCCGGGCTTTTTTCAGCAGGCTCATGAACTGCCAGCCCTCGGTGACGGTAAGCGCTTGGTCATACAGCGCGTTAAACGCAGAAACCGCGCGCGCCATTGAGCGCTCACCATCCTGCGTATCCCGGCTTGCCGCCCGGTCGGCCATTTCATCGGCAGCCGCCTGAAGGTAGCGATCGGCGGTGCGATCAAGCGCCGCAGACTCTTTGATCGCTTGCTCGTTTATCCGGTCGAGCGCCTCAATGAACTTGCGATCGATATCCCTGTCCTCGGCATCCGGCTCGCGCCGACTAAGCTCATCCATTTCAATTTCCATGTGGTGCATGGCTGTCACCCCTTGTCTTTCAACTCGGTAACGCGCACGTCGCCAAAGTGCTTTCTCAGCTCATCGACGGCCTGCGCAATGTCGGGGTATTTCGCGCGGTTTTTCTGCTTCTCGCTCACGCTACTGCCTCCAAGTCACGCATATCAGGATCAATCCACTCGGCGGTTTCGCCTTTCCAGGCCATCGTGATTTTCCCGACCGGCCCTTGGCGGTTTTTCTCAATTAGAATCTCGGCAGCCCGCTCGTCGGCCATGTCGTTGTAAACGCTGTCCCGATATAGCATCAGAATGTCGTCTGCCTCCTGCTCGATTTCGCCCGAATCGCGCAAGTCCGACATACGCGGGCGCTTGTCATCACGCTGCTCAACGCTTCGAGAAAGCTGAGCGAGTAGCATCACCGGGATTGAGAGAGTCGCAGCGAGTGTCTTGGCTTCTTGGGCCATCTGGCCGATGGTGAGGTCTCGACGCTCGGCCGGGTGGTCCGCTTTGATCCGCTGGAGGTAGTCAATAATCACCATGTCGATGCCGGTGGTGTGCCAGGCATGGCACTGGCGAACGATCTGTCCCATCGTCCAGCCAGGGGCTTCGAGCAGTCGCAGCGGGAGGGCTGCAATGTCGTTGCTCGCCTTGGCAATCTTTCGCCATCCTTCATCGCTCACCCGGCCGCATCGCGCTTCATGGATCGGGATGCCAGCCACTGAAGAAGCAAGTCGCATCCCAATGGCCGTGGCGTCCATTTCCGTGGAAACCACCCCAACCCTGGCCCCGGCCCGAGCGGCGTTGAGAGCAGAAGTCAAAGCAAACGCCGACTTGCCCATGCTCGGCCTGGCTCCCACGACAATCAGGTCGCCGCGATGCCAGCCTCCGAGTTTGCGGTCGATCTGCGAATACCCAGCCCGCACACCCAGCTGCTCGCCCCCTGAGGCACGGTCAATGATCTCAAGCGTTTTGGCCATCAACCCCTGGGCGCTGTGGTCAACATTTTTCGCGCCAGCGGTAATCCCCACCAGCTGCGAGATCGCTTGACCGGCAACGGCGTCGACGTCACCGGACTCCGACTCCTTCAGCGTATCTTTAGCAATGGCCTGCACTTCCCGGCGGCGTGACGCCTCAATGATCTGGCTCGCATAAGCCTCGGCGTTGGCCGGTGATGCCGTCTCCGACATTGCTTCCCCCAAGGCATGCAGCGCCCGCGGGTTTTGCTTCAGGGTGTCTTGCAGCGTAACCCCGTCAATCGGGCTGCCCGCAGCCAGCAACTGGATCATTGCCTGCCAAATCGCGCCCCCTTGATCGCTGCCAAAGTTATCCGGGCGAACCGTCACTTGGGTCACCACCTGCGGGTCGATCAGTGCGCTGACGATCAGCGCCCTCTCTGATGCGTCCATGTCAGAGCTCCTTGCGTTTTTTAGTCGGTTGATCCGGCTGGTGCTTCGGCGCGAAAACGCCTTGCCAGCCATTGATGATGGATTCGCGCATTGCAGCCTCTGCCTGGTGGCCCGATGCCTGCATAGCGTTGAGCTTGGTGGCGAGCTGCTTCGCCGCCAGCGGGGTAAAAGGTTTTTTTATCTCTCGGCGGTGGGCAATCCAGTCTTCCCAAAGGTCTTCAGGGATGAACTCTGGCTTGGGTGTCCAGAGTGGATCTTCATCGGGATGCTGACCTATCTCTTTCTTATGGTTCCTATGACAGGTTCCTATGGGAGGTTCTCCGGGGGGAACGTCGTTCCCCCCCGGGGAGGAACCTCGTTCCCCCTCCCCCGGAACCTCGTTCCCCCCGGGAGGAACCTCGTTCCCCCTCCATATAGGGGGGTTGTCTAGATTGATTAGATAGCCGTTGGAGCACTGCCGGCTGTGGGAATATCGGGGTTTCTTGGCTACTAAACCCATATCGATGAGCGCGTTGATCTGATTGCGGACTGCCCGCTTGGTGATCTCGCAGTCATCGGCAATGTGCTGGAGCGAGGGCCAGCACTCACCGTTATCGTTTGCGTTGTCTGCGAGCTTAATCAGCACCAATTTCCGCGTGGAACTCCCAACTCGGGCGGCCATGGCCTGTACCATCAGTTGCGTGCTCACTGAAAACCCCAAGAGTCAAAGGCCGCCGGCGACGGCCGGTTGTAAAAAAGGCGCCGAAGCGCCAAACGGAGGAGAGAGCTAATCGATATCGAAAACATCGGGCCTGAGTTCTCTGGGGTCGAAGCCGCTGGCTTTTGCCAACATAACGACCCGCTCCGCCGGAATCCGCTTGTATGTCCACTTTAGAACCGCTTGCCTGCTAACACCGAACAGTCTTGCAACAGCGCTGCAGCCCCCGGCGCGATGAATGGCTTCGCGTGTTTTGTTTTTATCCATGGGCGGCAAGTATGAACACTTCAGGTGTCGTGTGTCAACCCTGAGTGGTCGTCCATGACCACCTCATGTCAAAAAAAAGTTGTCAAGGGGGCAAAACGTCGTAGATAATCGGCCGCATGGCATTCGGAGACACACTTCGGCGTTTGCGCGAGAGCGCAGACATTTCCCAGCGCAGCCTTGCGAGGCAACTGGGCATATCCCCCTCTGCGGTGCAGCGGTGGGAAAACAATGAAGTCCTGCCTCAATCTGGCCGAATCAAAGAGATTGCATCAGCACTTAGCGTCACACAAACGGAATTGCTTGGACTTGAGGCAGAGCTCTCAGATGTAAACAGGCCCGGCGGCAGGGTNCCGCTAATCTCTTGGGTCCAGGCTGGAAAATGGGNGGAAGCCGTGGATATCTATCAGCCTGGAGTCGCCGATGAATGGATACCCGTGCGTAAATCGCTCGGCCCGAATGCGTTTGCTCTCACCGTAAGCGGAGATAGCATGGTGTCCGCTTATGGGCCTCATAGCTACCCGCCCGGAACCGTTATCGTTGTTGACCCTGCCGTTCAGGCGTCTCCCGGTAGGCGCGTTGTCGCAAAGATAATCGACGGCGGCGAACACCAGGTCACATTCAAAGAGCTCCAGCAAGATGCTGGGCGCTACTACCTCAAGCCTCTTAATTCGCAGTACCCGACTATCGAAGTCGGCAGCCACTGCGAAATCGTTGGCACCGTAGTTGCCAGCTACCAAGAAGAAGGCTAACCAAGGCCGCCGCCAACCCGGCTGAAAATTTTTGCCTGATGCGACCACTTGGGGTTGACGCCACCACCTGAGAGGGTATTATGGCCTTAACGACTACTTCAGGTGGTCATTAACAGGAGGCCAAAATCATGCGGTGGTACGCATCCCCCATCCCAACCGAGCCAGACAGCAATGGCCTGGCTCCCGCTGATCGACCCGCAATGCTGGTGGACGCTTACGGGCAATACGTCGCGGACTTCCAGCGCCTAGCAGACGCCGAGGAAGTCGCGGATCTGCATAACTCGATTCAGGAGCCATGGGAATGACGAATGAAATCAGGAAATCGATTTCTCGTGAGTGGCGGGCCGGCAATGATGAAGCGGTCGAGATGCTGCGGATTCAGTTAATCGCCCAAAGCGCCCGGGAGGTGAGCTGATGGTCATCATCGCGCCGACCGGCAACCCGCTTAAAACCGCCCAGCAGCTGCATGAAAGGGGCTGGGAAATCTACTCGGAAGGACGCTACTTGCGGGCCTATCCGACAACAATCCCTGCGGAGGGCTGAGTGATGGACGAAGACGCCGCACAGCAGCTGCTCCATGAGAACCAGAGGAAGCTCTACGCAGAGCAGGAGGCCGAAATGAATTTACTTCCTAAAGCGCTAGTCAAGGCGCAGACGCAATTTGGACGGGCTCTAAAAAGCTCGGACAACCCGTATTTCAAAAGTAAATACGCGGATCTTGGGTCGGTAGTTGATGCGGTCATGGGGCCGCTCAACGAGAACGGCATTGCCGTGGTGCAGCTCACGCACCCATCGCACCAGGGCGTGACCGTGGAGACTTTGTTTGTCCACGAGTCAGGCGAGCAAATGTCCGCTGGACAGCTTTACCTCCCGGCTCCTCAGCAAGACCCGCAGAAGTTCGGTGGGGCGCTTACTTATGCGCGTCGCTACGCGCTCATGTCGGCCTGCGGAATCGCGCCGGAGGACGATGATGGCAACGCCGCGAGCAAGGCAGTGCACGAGGAGCAGGCAAAACCAATATCAGACGAGCAGGCCGCAGAAGTGCGGGCGCTGATTGACGAAGTGGGCGCCGACGAAACGCGATTCTGCACCTATTTCAAGATTGGCTCAGTCGAGGAGTTGCCCGCCGGCAAGTTCAAAGCGGCCGTATCCGGGCTGGAAAAAAAGCGTAAGGAGGCAGTGTGATGGCAGTCGCAGCACATGAAGTCCAGGGCAGTGAAGCCTGGCACAAGTGGCGGGCGACTCGGGGCGGGGCCAGCGAAGTCGCGGCCCTGTTCGCCAAGAGCCCGTTTGTTCCCAAAGACGCCCGGGAACTCTACGAGGTCAAAAAAGGCGAACGCGAGGTTTATGTCAATGACGCAATGCGTCACGGAAACCGGCATGAAGGCCCTGCCCGGGCAAAGCTGGAAGACCTACTGGGCGAGCCCCTGGAGCCACAGGTCGTCGAACACCCGAGCAATCCTCGGGTCATCGCATCGCTCGACGGGCAGACCATGGATGGCGACACGATTGTAGAGATTAAGTGCCCCCCGAAGGGCCGCGAATCGAAGGCTTGGAAGCAGGTCGAAGACAACGGCAAACCGGGTGACCACTACTGGCTCCAAATCCAGCAGCAGCTGGCATGCAGCGGCGCGGAGTATTGCCTGTTCGCCGTTTATGACGCCAGTGAGGATAGGTTGATTACAAGCCATGTCGAGGCCGACCCGGAGTGGCAGGAAAAGATCCTGTCCGCTTGGGAGTGGTTCTTTGGGCACCTGGATGCGGGCGAGCCGCCGGAGCAGGAGCGCAAGGACTCCGCTTGGAAGAAAGCGGCTACTGCATACCGCAAAGCGAAGGAAAAACTTGAAGCCGCCAAGCAGGCCGAGGCCGAGGCCAAAGCCGCCTTAGAGGATCTGGCTGGCGACGAGGGCGACAAGGGCTGCGGCGTGGCCGTTGCCAGGTATTTCGTCAAAGGGTCGGTGGACTACAAAAAAGCCATCCCGGCTGATATCGACCTTGAGCCGTTTCGCAAGCCGGGTCGCTGGCAGACCCGAGTCACAGTAGAGAAGGAGTCCGAGTAATGGCTGATTACGACAACACCAACAAGGGTGTGCTTTTCCGCGAGCAGGAGAAGAAGTCAGAGCGTCACCCCGACATGACCGGGACGATCAACATCGAGGGCGTGGAGTTTCGCCTGGCTGGCTGGACCAAGGAGTCCAAAAGCGGCAAGAAATTCTTGAGCTTGTCGGTCACGCCAAAGCAGGAGTCAGCCCCTCAGCAGGGCTCTGACACTGACTTTAACGACTCGATCCCTTTCTGAGGCTCAAATGAAAACCGTAGACGTACAACTGATTACTGAAACGGCAATGATGCCTTCCCANGCAAGCCCTGGGGCGGCGGGGTGGGATCTTTACGCCGATGAGTCGATGACCATCCCCGCCGGCGAGCGAGCCATGGTCGCAACCGGCCTGGCGCTGACTTTGCCCTTGGACACAGTGGGCCTAATTTGGCCCAGGTCTGGTCTGGCGCTCAAACACGGCATTGATGTGCTGGCCGGAGTCATTGACTCGGACTACCGAGGCTCCATTGGAGTCGTCCTTCAGAACCACGGGGAACGAGATTTCCTAATCCACGAAGGAGACCGGATCGCTCAGCTTCTCGTTCAGCCGATCATTCCAGTATGGCTAACGGCGGTTGATCAGCTGGGCGGTACCCACCGAGGCGGCCGGGGATTTGGCAGCACCGGGTAGGTCAGATCGGGGGTCGTCTAACGGTAGGACAACAGACTTTGAATCTGTGAATCGAGGTTCGATTCCTCGCCCCCGAACCATACATAGGAGGCCGAAATGACCAAGCAAGAAATGGATAGCTACTCATCCGTCGCAGATGACCTGCGCCGAGCCGCGGAATTTCTCAAGGGCGACGGCATACGCCCTGCCCGAATAGATTTCGCCCGCCGAAACATCCTGCGGGCCATTAGCGAATTGGAAGACGAGGTGTCCCGGCATGAGTGATGAAGAGAAATACAGAGCTGCTTTAGAGGAGTGCTGCGTCTCCCTTGCCATGGAGAAAATGCAGACCCAAGAGATGGAAATACTTATCGCCCAGGCACTTGCCAGCTTGATGCGAGACGAATCTCTGAGCGATGAGTGGAAAGATCGGGCTGGGCAGCTTCTTAGGATGAGGCTCGCCGACAGCAAAAGCGGAGTGGAGGCATAGCAATGGACAACCAGGCACTAAAAGAAAAAGCCAGCGCCCTGACCAATCGGGCAAGAGAGATCCGCGCTGCAGCCATCTATGCAGACCACCCGCAATACGGCATGGACATGGCGAAGGCAAGCAATCTCGAATCTGAAGCCCGCGCCATTGAGCGCCAGATCACGGAGGGTTGACCGATGTGCAGCGCTTTATCAATCGGTGTGGTCCTTTTGGCCGCCACTGCTGGGCTTCTATCCGGTGTATTTGCAGGCGTCTTTTTGTGGGCGGTGTGCAAATGACATGGGACGCGACGTTGTGGGCCGGGCGGAAGTTTCGGGACAACGCCACGGGAGAGACGCTGGTTATCCCGGACGACGTGCGGGCCAAGCAGTTTTTCTCATGGGGCGAGTCGTTCATCGACGTAGGCGATGGCGTCTACAGCCGCTGCGGCGGTGACTTTATCGAGCTCACCGGGCCGGTGGCCGAGGAAGACATAAACTGTTACGTCCCGGATGATTCTATTTCCCCGAGGAGCTCTCCTTTGTGGTCTGCACGCGAACTGCTGAACACTGTGCTCGAGGAGGCACGACGTTGAACATCCGGTTGCACGCCAACGCGACGACGACACCCAAGACGAGGGCGTACATTCAGTCATCCGACAAGAGCATCAGGGCGCTGGCTGATGAGCTCGGGGTGTCGGTGTCGACGGTACGCCACTGGCGCAATAGCGATACGATCCACGATGGCTCGCACACGCGGAAAAACCTTCTGGCAACCCTCAGTCCCGCTCAGGAGGCCATCGTCATCGAGCTGCGCCGCACACTGCTGCTGCCGCTCGATGACCTGCTGGCGGTGGTGCATGAGTTC